ATATGGCAGACCACATCCAGTATGACTTCCTGTATGACAACCACTTTGCAGAACTCAAGGATGCGGAGTTGATGCAAGAGAGAATCAACCTTGCTGGTATGGTAGAACCATATGTTGGTAAGTACTATTCCCAAGACTATCTTCGTCGCAAGATTCTTCGTCAGACCGATGAGGATATTATCGAGCAGGATGAGTTGATCATGAAGGAGATTGAGTCTGGCGCTATTCCTGACCCAACATTAGTACCCTCTGGTCCCGACGAAGAAACTGCAGTTGCTGATGCTGCCGACCCCATCCAAAACACAGCGTCACCAAAGGATCCCGAAGTCGATACTTCCAATATGGGCGATGAGGGACTCATATAAATACGTGTGAGGTAATCATTTTATACCATGGATGAACTAATGGATTTGCTTGTGAAGGACGAATCTCCTTCACAAATCAGCGACAAAATCAAAGACATTCTTTTCGCTAAGTCTGCAGAAAAGATCGACGAGTTTCGCCCCCAAGTTGCCTCTTCCCTTTTCGATCAGGATGTAAATCTTGATGGTGAAGAAGCGGGAGAAGACCTCTCAGTAGATGCTGAAGGTGATGTCGATCTAGACAACGAAACGGAAGAATAATAAATAACTCTATCGGACACTCGTAACATAAGATAATGTCAGCACTCAAACCCGTAGGTTCTAATTACGTTTTAGCAACCTCAACTGTTTCAGCAGCAACAACATATATTGCACAGCAATCGGATTCACTTCGTATTGTTGCAGAGACTGCTGGTGTTCACGTTACCTTTGGTGCTAATCCAACGGCAACTGCTAATGACTTTTATGTTGCAACTACTGATACTTCAGTTATCAGTCTTGGTCCGGTAGCATCACAAAGAGTTGTTGGTTTCACCACTGGTGCATCCAGCACACTCGATTTCCCTGAGGGCACAGGTTGCCCCTTTGCTGTTGGTGATGCGGTTACACTCACGACTAATGGTGCTGCTGCTTTTGACTTTGAACACAAAACTGTCCTAACTGTCGATCAAACATCGGGTGTTGGTGGGTACTTTAATACCAGAATCACTGTCGATTACGACTCCTCTGGTGTATCTGGAACATTTGGTCCAACCTGGGCAACTTTGAGAAAGTCAATTCAAGTCGCCGCCATGACTGACACTGGAACTGGCAAAGCTTTCATCCAACAAGTACAGGTATCCTGAAAATGAAACTAATCAGAGAAGAAATCGAATCCGTAGATTTTATCGTTGAGGAAACCAACGGTAAGAAGTCAATGTATATCGAGGGCGTCTTCCTACAAGGAAACCTTCGTAACAGAAACGGACGTATGTATCCAATGGAAACCTTGAGAAAGGAAGTCCAGAGATACACAGAAAACCACATCACATCTGGTAGAGCACTTGGCGAACTTGGACACCCCGATGGTCCTACCGTCAACCTAGATCGTGTGAGTCACAAAATCATCTCTCTAAGAGAGAACGGCAACAACTTCATTGGTAAGGCAAAGATTCTTTCTACCCCTATGGGTAAGATTGCAGAAGCACTTATCTCCGAAGGTGTAAAACTTGGCGTTTCCTCCAGAGGTATTGGTTCACTCAAGTCTACTAGAGAAGGAGTCAACGTTGTTGGCGATGACTTCATGCTTTCTACCGCTGCTGATATCGTAGCGGACCCCTCTGCTCCTGATGCTTTCGTTGAAGGTATTATGGAAGGTAAGGAGTGGGTTTTTGAGGGTGGAATCCTCAGAGAGAAACTAGCAGAAAAGACATATAAGCGAATCAATACCCTTGCCACTCAAAGGCAACTAGATGAGAATAAGGCAAAGTTATTCGAAGACTGGATCAACACCCTTTGAGAACAGTCATAAATAATACGACTTTGCTTTTTGGTCGATCTAAGCAAGTTCACTTAGTAATCTCAAACGAGATTGTTAAAGTACAACTTTTCTAAATAAATATAGACTATAACAGGTTAATCGGAGAAAGTTCAAATGTCTCGTGGAGATTTACAAGAAATGGAGCAATCCAAAACTGCTGTGAATGCGAACGCCAAGCCCGCTGAACCAATGCAGCACCTATCCAACCCCGGTGAAGGTCTTTCACCTTCATACGAAGATCTCGGTGGTCCTACCCCCGAAAACTACAAGCCCGACAACGATTCTGCCAAGCTCAAAGAGCCTAAGGTGAAGACCGTTCAGGACGTTGTAAACAAGAATGCCAAGAAGGCTGAATCAATGGAATCCTTGAAGAAGGAATCTGCTGAGGAAGAACTCGAGGCAGATCAGGAGATCGTTGCTGAAGAGGAAGTTCAGGAAGATGGCGTCGATATCGAGGAGGATGTAAATGCTCTTCTCGGTGGCGAAGAACTTTCCGAGGAGTTCAAAGAGAAAGCACGAATCATTTTCGAAGCTGCTCTGAACTCAAAAATCTCCGAGATCCAGGAAGCACTGGAACTTCAGTATGAGCAGAAGCTCGCTGAAGAGCGTGAGGAACTCAAAGAGTCTCTCACTTCAAGAGTCGATGCTTATCTCGAGTATGTCTGCGAAGAGTGGATGACCGAGAACGAGCTCGCTGTTGAGCATGGTCTCAAGACTGAAATGACCGAGTCATTCCTCGCTGGAATGAAGGGTCTGTTTGAAGAACATTATGTTACTATCCCTGAAGAGAAATATGATGTCGTTGAGAACATGGTCCAAAAACTAGATGACATGGAATCAAAACTCAACGAGCAGATTGATAAGAACATCAGTCTAAACGCACGACTCGCAGAGTCTGTTGCCGATAGCGTTCTTGATCAAGTTTCTGAAGGCCTCGCTGCCACTCAGAAAGAGAAGCTCGCCTCACTTGCTGAAAGTGTTGAGTTTGGAAGTGAAGAAGAATATCGTCAAAAGCTAGAGACCCTAAGGGAGTCATACTTCACAAGGTCTGTCGCTACAAAGTCTGAAGCACCACAAACCCTTTCTGAGGGTGTAGACACCACTGCCGCTCCTGTGAGCACCAGCATGGATGCCTACCTCAGATCACTGGGTGCATTCAAGAAGTGAATTTTACATTAAATTCGAACAAAAACAACTTTTAACACAGAGGTAAACTCAAAATGTTCCAATCCGAGCATCTACAAGAGAAGTGGTCCCCACTTCTAGACTACGAAGGTCTTGATCCCATTAAGGACACCCACCGTCGTGCCGTAACTGCTGTTCTTCTCGAGAACCAAGAGAAGTTCCTCCGCGAAGAGCAAGCATTCTCCTCAGGCATCAACCTGATGGAATCCCCCACCAACTCCGCTAACGCCGCTGGCGCTTCCGGTGGTTATGGTGGTAGTGCTGACGCTGCTGGTCCTGTTGCTGGTTTCGACCCCGTACTAATCAGCCTTATCCGTCGCGCTATGCCCAACCTGGTCGCTTATGACCTCGCTGGCGTTCAACCCATGAACGGTCCTACCGGACTCATCTTCGCGATGCGTTCACGTTACACCGACCAGTCTGGTAACGAAGCACTATTCAACGAAGCAGATACCGCTTTCTCCGGTCAGGATGATGGTTTCAACCTCACCGCAGGTATGTCAGACGCTCTTGCTGGTCTTGGTACCACCGCTCAGTCCGGCACCAACCCCAGCGTACTCAACCCCGTTGGTACCGCTACCTCCACTGCCTACAACGTAGGTCAGGGTATGGTAACTGGTGACGCTGAGAACCTCGGTTCTGGCACCGGTGACCACTTCAACCAGATGGCTTTCTCCATCGAGAAGGTAACTGTTACTGCTAAGAGTCGTGCCCTCAAGGCCGAGTACAGTCTAGAACTTGCTCAGGACCTCAAGGCTATCCACGGTCTCAACGCTGAGGCAGAACTCGCCAACATTCTCTCCACTGAGATTCTTGCCGAGATCAACCGCGAAGTTATCCGTACCATCTACAAGGTCGCTGAGCAAGGCGCTGTTTCTAACACCGCTACCGCTGGCGTATTCGACCTAGACATCGACTCCAACGGTCGTTGGTCCGTTGAGAAGTTCAAAGGTCTTCTCTTCCAGATCGAGCGTGACGCTAACGCTATCGCCCAGCGCACTCGTCGCGGGAAGGGCAACATGATCCTCTGCTCCGCCGACGTAGCCTCCGCGCTAACCATGGCTGGCATCCTGGATTACACCCCTGCCCTCAACGCTAACCTGAACGTTGACGACACCGGCAACACCTTCGCTGGTACCATCAACGGTAAGTTCCGCGTATACATCGACCCCTATGCTGCTAACCTAACTTCTGCTAACGCAGGTGTTGCTAACCAGTACTACGTCGTTGGTTATAAGGGTTCTTCACCTTATGACGCTGGTCTATTTTATTGCCCCTATGTTCCCCTCCAGATGGTTCGCGCCGTCGGTGAGAACACCTTCCAGCCAAAAATCGGCTTTAAGACCCGCTACGGTATTGTTGCTAACCCCTTCGCTGAAGGTCTCAACCAGGGTCTCGGACGTCTCCGCGTCAACAGCAACCGCTACTACCGTCGCGTTGCAGTCAAAAACCTCATGTGATGACACGGGAAACACAAGTTTCCCTTTCACATTCCTCAGGGACCCTACGGGGTCCCTTTTTTTATGTCTTCTAATATTAGTTTTGCCTTATTGAGTTTTTCGTCAATTTGCTCCTGACGCCTTTTGGAGAGATGTGGATACATCTTATCAAGAAGTTGCCTCAACTTGCCTTCGTGGTTACCACACTTCACAACTCTCCAAAGAGGTTTGTGTCCTCTTCTTGCTGTCGAGTTTCTTTCTGTTGGGTGGTAAGAGTTACCAAGAAACTTAGCGGCACGAGCAATAACATCTTCATCAACCATCTTAATGGAGAGAGCAAGGTTGATGAACTCATACCGCTTCCCTTTTACAGTTTTGTGCCCTTTGCGGACAGACAGTGATCCCTCTCCTTCATAGAGACCAACGAACCAACTAAACTCATCCATAATAAAAGATTTTCACGTAAAAATATCATACCATAAAAAAGGACCCCCTTTTCAGGAGTCCTCGCCTACAAACTTGTATGTGTATCCGGGAAAGTTTTCTTTGACTACTACTGGAACTACATATCGTCCAAGTTGTCCGTTTTGTCCCCAGTGGATGAGAATGACTTTATTTTCTTCGTCAATCTCATAGTTAAATGGTAGAGTCATAAAAGCATAATATATTTTCTACCATTGTATCACAGATATTCAGTTTATCAACTGTAGTGGAAACCTCTACCTTGCTTCATGGACTTTGCAGTTGACTTATCGGAGGGTTTCTTTGCTCCTCGTACCTTACCAGAAGAGGTTTGACCGATGCTCTGGTCAGGGTTGTTACCTAGTTTTGCCTTACCAATGCTGAAGGACTTAGCACCTGAACCATCAGTGGAGTGAAGTTTAGCATCCTGACCCTTGCGTTGGGTAATAACTGAATGCTGTGCTTCGCCGGAAGGACCCTTCTTCTTACCTAGGTTCTTTACAGTTCTCTCAAAACCCTTTCTTGACTGCTTCTTAGGGTCTCTGGTCAACTGGTAGGAAACCTCAGATGAAGGTTTACCGTCACCGGTCTCATCATAGGAACCAGATGCCTTAGAGTAACCAATACCCTTTCTACGGAGTTTCTTCTCCATAGACTTACGCTCAGAGCGGTTCTCTTTTTCAGACTGAGACCCACGATCTCTGGAGATCATAGCAGTGTCTCTTTCCTTGGTGTTTCTCACCATCTTGTTCAGAGTTGCCTCTGACATAAATTGGGTAAAGGTTTTCATCTCTAACAAACACTTTCTAAGTATTTATCAATACTATACCCTAAATACTTAGAAAGCAAGTATTGTTATGGCAACCAAGAAACCAATTGCTACTCAGATTGAGAATAGAAACTTCCTACAACCCACAGGTTTTAGGTTTACCGTAAACAGGGCACCGACTGTTTCGTATTTTGGTAGGAGTGTAAATATTCCAGCAATGGACTTGGGAGTTGCTACTCAACCAAACTACTTGAACCCCATTC